AGAAGGGCGCAGACAATGAGTGGGCGGTAGACTGGGGCGTAGGGTTCTGCGTTCCAGCCTGTGGCCAACTACAACGTAGACATTGACGTTGCGGTCAGAGGTTTTAATCGTGTTGAGCAAAACCTCAAGAGGCTCGACAAGTTAATTGGCAAGCCAAGAACGTTTGAGATAAGTCCGTTTATAAACGTCAGAAAATTTAGGCGAGAGCAGCAAAAACTCATCAGGGAGGCCCGCCGCACTGGTGCGGAGCTAGCAGTTGCTTATCAGCAAGGGTTTGAGCGAGCGATGGCTCGTGACAGAAGAATTTTGAGCATGACTGCTGGTGCAGGCAGCCGAACATTGCCAGGCACGACCGGCCCGTTTGGATTGCTTCCGGCGACTGCTGTTGGTCAGTTTCAACGAGCTGCAAACGCAGCAAAAGCTATTGATGCTTCATTTTCAAATGCAAAACGTTCAATAGATTCGATTACTAGCAGGCTTACAACCCTGACATTGCCAGCGGGAGGTGGCATTGCCGGGCTGTTGCCAGCTGCTGGCGGAACTGGCGGTGGCGGTGGAGCGATAGTCCCTTCTGGTGCAGGCGAGTTTCCTTTCCGTGGAGGAAGAGGAGGTTTCAGGTTTGCGCCCGACATGACCCCTGGGAGAGGGAGGGGTTTGTTCTCTCGTATTGACGAATCTCGTCGATCAGCAGCACTTACAGGTGGTGCGTTTCCACTGTTGTTTGGCGGCGGTTTTGGTCAGGCAGCTGGTGGCGCTATTGGCGGTCTTTTTAGTGGCAAGTTGTTTGGTGGATTGACGGTCGCCTTGCAGGTTGCTGGCATGGCGGTCGATTCGTTCGTCAACAGCACGATTTCGTTTGGCTCCAGTCTTGGAGAAACAGATTCAGCGCTTCAGTCAATGACTGAGCGATCCTTGTTTTCAACTCGTGCCACACGGGAGCGTGCGGAAGAGCTTCAGGCTCTTGGCGAGACTCAGGAGCTATCAAAACTGTTGACCGCAGAGCTGGCTTCAACGATTGGCACGGATGGTGTCAAAGCGTTTAAGGACTTAGGCGATGAATCCAGCGAGTTCAACACGTTGGTCAATAAATTGTTTATTTCACTTCAAGCCTTAGTTGCTGGGCCACTGGCTGGATTTTTGTCTTTGGTTAATTCGGTGTTGGGCAGGGATGTAAGCGAAGGGGCTATTCGTAACTTAAAAGGAAGTCTTCAAACGCCTGAAGGCGTGGCTGCGTTTGAAAAACGAGTTAAAGAAGTAGCTGGGACCGAAATGAGAACAATCGTTAGAGGTCAAGGCGTTACAGAAACGGTAGAGGTAGCAAAAGATCTGTCTTTAGACCAGATTGCAATGTTGAATCAGGAAGTTGCTGAGGGCAAGTTTGGAGAAACTAATTTGCTTGCCAACAAGATTAGACCAAGCAAGCCAAGTCCGAAACGAGGTAAGACAGAAGCAGAACGCCTTGCTGAAAAAGTTGCGGCTGCTGAGCGTTCAGCAAAAGCTGTTCAAAGAGAAGCGGACTCGCTGGAGATAATTACAGGACTGCGAGATCGCATGGCGGCAGCAGAGTTAATTGCCGACAAGCAGACAGCAAATCGTCTCCGCACGTCTATCGAAATTGCTCAAATCGAAGAACGTCGTGATGATGCACTTGCAAAAATTAACGCCAAGGAACTGCCTGAAGAGATAAAGCAGAAGCAACGTATTGCGCTGAAGAGTCTGTTCTTATCGCAGGTTGAGGAAGCTCGGGCAGACGGTGCAAGGCGTTATGCGGAGATCATTCGAGACGAGCAAAACGAAGCGTTAAAGGACCAAGCTGATATTTTGAAAAGAAACTTTGACCTGCAAGAAGAGGAATTCAAGAAAGCTCAAGAGCTGGCTAAAGGTTTAACTGACATTGTTAGAGACGGTTTTGTCGATGGCATTAAGGCGGCTACGGATGAAACACGCAGCCTTAGTGAAGCGTTGACAAACATGTTGAATCGTTTGTCTGATCAGCTCTTGCAAATGGCTGCAAACCTAGCGTTTTACGGGAACGCTCAAGGCACGTTGTCTCAAGGACAAGGGATTGTTGGAACGCTGCTTGGCTCAGTAGCGTCAATCTTTAATCCATTCTCGGGTTTAACTGGGCTAGGTGACAGATACGGAGGGATGTCGCCGGACAAATTTATAAAGATGGGCGGACCTCCTGAACTGCCACCCATCCCAAAAGCCCTTGGTGGAGCAGTCGGAGCAGGCCGTCCCTACATGGTTGGCGAACGTGGTCCTGAGCTGTTTGTACCTGGGGCACAGGGCAACATCGTTCCAAACAACGCCATGGGCAGCACCAGCGTCGTCGTCAACGTCGATGCGTCTGGAACGGAAGTACAGGGCAACCAAGGCAATGCCGATCAGCTTGGCCGCTTGATTGGGCAGGCAGTGCAGGCAGAATTGATTAAACAGAAGCGGCCTGGTGGCCTGCTTACACGCTGATGGCTACTTTTCCTTCGATCAACCCGACCTACGGGGCAAGCAAGCGCAGCCAGCCGACTGTGCGAAACGTGCAGTTTGGTGACGGCTACAGTCAGCGCCTGCGCTTTGGATTGAATACTGACCTCAAGGTGTGGAGCCTGAAGTTTGAGGTGTCAGAAACTGATGCCGACACCATCGAAACCTTCCTTGAAGCTCGCGGTGGAGCGGAACACTTTGACTGGTCGCCACCGGACGATACAGACACCTACAAGTGGATTTGCCAAGACTGGTCCAAGTCCATACCGTATTTGAACAGAGCCACAATTACTGCAACGTTCCAGGAAGTTATTGAGCCATGAGTGAAGGCAACGTTTACGAGGAGCTACTTAGCTCTGGGCCGTTTGCAATTATCGAGCTGTTCGAGCTGACGACGTTCAAGTCGATGCACGGGGGTAGTGAAGACCAGTCATATTATTTTCATGCTGGACGAAACCGTAAAACAACTGAGCCATCAGGTTCTGACGACATTAGTAACGCATACTCGATCTATTGGAACGGGAACCCTTATGTGCCCCTGCCGATTGAGGCATCGGGTTTTGAGTACAAGGGCGATGGTGGACTGCCTCGACCAACAATTCGTGTTGCCAACTTAAACAGCAACATTACGCAGCTTTTGCTTGGCGTAAACGAGTTCACACCAGGCAATGATCTAAACGGCGCACGGGTCACAAGGATTCGCACGTTGAGCCGTTTTCTTGACGGCAGCAACTGGGAAAACGGTGTTAATCCGTATGGCAACCCCAGTACAGACGATGCTGCACAGATGCCTAAGGAGGTTTACTACATCGACCGCAAGGTTGCTGAGACTCGCGACTTTGTTGAGTTTGAGATGGTGTCTTCGCTGGATCTTGCGAACGCAAGAGCACCGCGACGTTTGGTGATGCAGAACCTTTGCCAGTGGAAATATCGCGGCAAAGAATGCGGTTACGCCGGAGCTGCAGACTTTACGCCTGTCGGCCAGACCGTTACTTATACGTCCGCACAGAACTACACATACACATCTGGTGCGGACAAGTTGCTAGCAGGTAGTGAACTGACCAACGGGCAGTCACTGGTTTCTTCAAACGGGTTCTTCACTGCTCTTATGCAGGCAGACGGCAACTTTGTTACCTATACGAAGCCTGAGCCTGCTGGAAAATATGCAAAGTGGGCGACCAATACCAAGCGACCACGAGGGAATTACAAGATTGTGATGCAAAATGACGGCAATCTCGTCATTTACGACACTGATCTAACAGGAATTGAGTCTGTTGTTTGGGCTTCAAACACTTGGAAAACAGCAGTTGCGTCAGGAGCCAGCTTCTACCAAGTTGACGGCTCAAACCAGATCATTCCAGCAAACGTCCGAGGTGGGCGTGCTGGTGCGCTTGGTTACGAGCTAGTTGGTAGTCAACCAAGTTCTGCACAGGTTGGAACGACAGTGACACAGCAAAAGCAATTCAGCCATACAAGCGAAGAGCTTGGAGACCGCACGATCACAGTGACGTTTACGATTCGCGCCAACACCTTGCCTGATGGGCACTACAGCGGGCAAGAAAGAGCTTGGAACGAGTTCACGGCAGTGTCTTTCGACTCGGCAACTGGGCTGTTTCGTAACGATGAAATCTTTGAGGCCAAGGTTTCTTTAGGTAGCGGCAACCCGTTTAGAAACAACCACCCCGGCGTTGGCACGTTGGAAGAAGCAGGAATTCTTCTCAAAGTCACTACGGCTGCGTTTACAGGAAAACAGTTGCGGTTACAGGACGATGGCAACCTTGTCCTTTCAGACACGGATGGGACGGACATCACTTGGTCATCAGGTCTTGTGATTACTGACGAGCCAGAAGTGGAGGAAACGATTACTGCTGGGGTTCAGTATCCACCTGAAGTTGCAGGGCAATGCGGGAAAACGCTTGACGACTGCAAACTTAGGTTTGGCTCTGGTGCGTTGCCCTTTGGATCGTTTCCTAGTGTTGGTCAAAACAACTGATGCAGGACTGGCAGGAAGCTGCGCTCCAACACGCGAAAGAGGATGCACCGCGTGAGGCTTGCGGCTTGCTGGTTGTCGTAAAAGGCCGTCAGCGGTATTGGCCTTGCAAGAACGTCTCAACAGAGGACGATTTTTTTATTCTTGACCCGCTTGACTATGCAGCGGCTGAGGATGTTGGAACGATTCTTGCCATCGTCCACAGTCACCCGCAGACGCCTGCCGTTGCCAGTGAAGCGGACAAGATGGCGTGTGAGCAGTTTGGTCTGCCCTGGCATATCGTCAGCTTGCTAGATGAGCGTTGGTGCCAGATCAAGCCGTCTGGTTACGAAGCTCCTTTGGTGGGACGTGAGTGGGTGTGGGGCGTATCCGACTGCTGGACGCTTGTTCGTGACTGGTATCGGCAGACGCTTGGGATCAAGCTGCGGGACTGGCAACGACCTGCAAGTTCAGAGTTGTTCCGCCAATCTCCGATGTTTGAGGAGTGTTTTACAGAGACGGGTTTTGTCGAAACAGACGGCATGGAGCCGCAAAAAGGTGATCTGCTGTTTATGCGACTCGATGGTTGTCGCGGCCTAAACCACGTTGCTGTCTATATCGGGGAAGGCAAAATGCTGCACCAGCTGCAAGGCAGGCTGTCATCTAGGGATTATTGGGACGGGTACTGGCAGAAAGTCACAGGTAGAATTGTGAGGTATAGCGGCTGACGGGAGATGCTCCGCACGGTCAAGGTTTACGGGCACTTGGCAGAGCACTGCGGTCAGAGCGTGTTTGAAGCATTGGTGCGTGTACCTGCTGATGCGATCAAGTTTTTGCTGTGTAATTTTCCTGAGCTTCGGGGCTTGATGCGGGACGGTTACTACAAGGTTGCTGTTGGCAAGTTTGACTTGCAGCTTGCGGACCATCCTGAGCAGCTGCATTATCCGATGGCTGAGGATGACGCAGTAAAGGTCATTCCCGTTGTTTCTGGTGCGGGAGGCCGAGGAATTGGATCAATTTTGCTAGGGGCTGCGTTAATCGGTGTTGCCGTCGCTTCTGGCGGTGCGTCGCTTGGCTTAACTGGGTTTAGTTCTAATGCGATTGTCGGGGTAAGTTCAAGCAGCTTTATCGCTACTGGCGCGGCTGCAGCCGTTGCAGGCAACCTAGGTCTTGCTTTGACTCTTGGCGGTATCGCGCAAATGATTACGCCCGTTCCAAAGCAGCCTGAGTTTGGCGAGGCAGACCCTCGTGGCGGCTTTGCTTTTTCTGGTCTGGAAAACGTAAGCCAAGAAGGCGTTCCTGTTCCAGTTGTTTACGGGGAGATGATTGTCGGTAGCGTGGTTCTAAGCACCGGCTTAGTGGCCCATATTATTGACGAGGCTGACTGACAATGCCAAAAGACGATCTTAATTCCAGGCAAAGGGCTCAAATTGTTGACTTGCTGTGCGAAGGCGAGATCGAAGGCTTTCCTAGCGCTATTCACCCTGATGGCGTAAAAATCAGTCACAGCCTTGTGCCAGACCAGTATGCGATTGGTGCGCTAAAGGATGTGTTTTTTAACAACACTCCTGTTTTAAATGATGCGGCAGAAGTTAGCAATAGCAGCAAGCTTACAGATGACAACATTAAACAGCATTTAAATTTTGATGTTGACAAGGGGATATTT